GATGCCACGACTTTGCAATTCTTTACCTAACACACCCGCAAATGCAGTGAGTGCATGTTTAGATGCACCATAGATTGCTTCATACTCTATCTCATACAAACCAGAAACTGAATTAATAAAGAATATGCGTGATCCTGATGGCATCCACTTCAATGCTTCGTTGGTAACATACATCGCACCTTTGACATTAACATCAATAACTTTATCAATTGCTTCATGATTTTGTGCTGCAAACTTTCCACCAGTAAATACACCAGCATTATTGACTAGGATATCGGTATATTGGTTCATATATTTGAATGCCAATCTAACGTCATCGTAACTTGAAATATCACATTCAACCCATGTAAAATCTTCTGGAAATTTCAAGAAACTTTCTGGTGGTTTACTGCGTGATAGACCATAGACATGATAACCATCGTCAATTAATTTACGACAAATCTCTGCACCCAAACCATAACTGCAACCTGTCACCACAGCATTTTTCTTAATCATGATAAGTCCTAAAAAGTGCGATAGCGTATTCCATTTCCGATTTTGTAATATCATTCACAATTTTATAATTACCCACATATATTGGCAACGGTGCATACTGATTACCATTACGATGTTTAGTTGCGTCCGATAAACTTTTCTGAAGTAATTCCATGTTTGTGAAACCTTCATGAAATGTTTTTAGTTTTAATCGTTTTGCTAGATTGAATATTCTGTTGAGAACACTCTGACCTATGTAACCACGCAGACAAGCAATACATGAACTATACAAGCAATCAAGTGCTACTGCTTCCCCATGCAATAATTCTGGTATATTTGTCATCTCAATCACAGGACTGAATGTGTGACCAAAGTCTACACATCGATCTAGTTTTCTTTCCCATAGATTAGGACCAAGTTCAGCAATCATATCTGTGATAGCAAGATTGATGACACGAACTGGTACTGCGCCGTGCTGAAACTTCTCTTCAATCAACAGTTCAGCATTCTCTTCAAGTAGTGTGAATAGTTCTGGTGATTTGATAACTGCTAACTTGAATATCTCAGCAATACCATTAACGATTTCACGTTCACTTTGTGTCTTAATGAACTTCTTGTCGATCAATGTGGCAATTGGTGGATAGTATGCACCAAGACGATTGCGTCTTTCAAAATGATTAACTGCTACCTTCGACCCTACGGAAGCATCAACAATGGCCAGTAAAGTAGTTGGGACTTTGATGTAAGGGATTCCACGGCGATATATGCTGCAAGCAAACCCAACAATGTCAAGCAAGACACCACCACCAATGGCGATAATCGGTTCACGGCGTAACACTCCTTCATCTTCAAAAAATTGTAAAATATAGTCTGCATCTTCCCATGTCTTGCTTTCTTCGTCAGTATCAATAACCAACATAGAATATTTAACATTATGGGAATTGAAATAGTTCATTAATTCTACAGTGTAAAACTTATGAACATTCTGATCAATAACAATCATCACTCTATCGTTAGTCTTATACGATACCAAGTCATGGTTCAAAGGATTGAAAATATCAGCAGAGTATGTTAGTTTGAACTCTACTGGTAATTCTGTTTTGACTGTCCAAGTCCGTTTGAACTTGTCGTAATCCATCATAAAATCATTCATTTAAATACCTTACTTAACAAATAACACGCCTGAATATAAAAGAACTTTGCTTTATCTATATCACCTGCCAGAACTTTGAATGGAAGCATACGAATGAACTGAGTTGCCTCAAAAATGTTCACAATCTCTTTAGTTCTTTTTTCGGTAATTCCTGACTCAAAATGATAGTTAAAGGTTTCAAAATTCTTTGGTATCTGCAACCTATGAGTTACAGAAACACCATCTATATCTACCTGATTATCATTTATGTAACCATAATTACTGCGTGAGCATTGTAAAACTTGTGCATAGTCCAAAAACCTAGTATCAATCATACTTTCTTCATATACATCAATAAATACCACACGATCTTCCTCAAATGAATATAAAATGTTTTCTAGTGTAGGATTACCATGAATGTTTTCCTCTTGTACCAACTTTAACTCGGAAAAGAAATTTTCTAAGTCGTTTATTGAAGCACCTATACCTTGAACAATTGTATCATGATACTCATATGTTCCATAAGAATAAAACTCAGCAAACTCTGGCACAACAAGTGCATCGGTTATCTTTTGTTGTACTTCTTCTTCAAAATATAAATTACCTGCTCCCGGTATTGGATCATGTGTGACTGAATGAAGTTGATTCAGACCTTTCCACACCGCTTGACTCATACGAAAGATTTGTTCATCAGTCAGAGTGTCGTTAGTCAGAATATTTTTAATGTCACGAAAACCTTTCATATATTCTATTTTGAAGAATGCTTTATTGTGATCAACACCAACATTAATAACTTGTGGAAATAGATTAGGATACAATGTATTATATCGTTGCAATTTCTTTAGTTGTGAATACCAACGAACGAAACCATATTCACGATTTTGATCACGAACAATTTCTTTACTGATACATTCTTGTTCACAAGATTTAATATAGTATGTGGAACTAAGGGAACCACCTTTAAGTTTCTTTACTGCGGATATCATCTTGCACCTAATGTTTGTCTTGCTATCTCAATACCATATTCTTGTGGACTGCCAAGTACAATCGTTTCTTGGTTATTTCCAAGACCATTCATGAATACTTGTTTACCTCCAGCAATCATACTTTGAATCACATCTGCTACATACAGTTCACTCTTTTCTTCATATTGTTTCGCCCAAAGTGAATTAAAAAAACTCATGTACATATTACCCGTCAAAAATCCATATAGTCCTGATGAAGCATATGGTGAGATTTGTTTCTTCTCTACAATTTCCAGTACAGTTTCTTCAAATGCCCGAACATATGAATACTTTGGTGAGTTGCCAACAAACACATCAATATAAGCATCATACAGATTATTCATCGAATCAGCAATCAGATTTAAAGATCGACCTGTAACAATTGTATCTGCATTATGAATGAATGTTGGTATGTTGTCATCATACAGTTGATCAATACCTATGGCAGCAGTATGTGCTTGACCTTTAGTATCACCAATGTATAGAATGTTCTTCTCATCTAATCCAAATGGTTTGATGGTTTCTAGTAATTGATCTTTGAAATAAACATCACGCTTGTTTGCAACAAGAATTGTTTGGTACGTTTCACCAAAATTATTTAAGATATCGTGAATGATTGTTGTGTTATTCCAAGGCAACAGATACTTTGGAATATCAAAACCAACATCATGAAAACGGGTATTATAACCCGCCATACAGATAACTAAGTTAACCATTTTTTAAAATCTTCCCTGATTAAAGAATGTGGTGTTCCGTTATACTCACCTGGTGGAAATGGATGGTTGACATCACAGTATACCAGATTCTCACCAACCATACCGTATTTCTTCCAGTTAGCACTCATAAAATCTTCACACATATATTGTACACCAGAATCATAGAATTTGTCAATATGATTATAACATTCTGCATAGTTATCCATATTCTTAGATGATGAGAATGCGAACTGATCATTACCAAAATCTTTGGTTGGTACCATACGGCAATTTGGAATGTACAGTTTGCTGTTATCCAATTCATCAAACGGTATCTTAGCGTTGATGGCAAAATCAAATCGTGACCGAATCACCCAATCAAATGTCATATTGTTTTCAAGTTCATATTCAGATTTCAACTGATTGCAACCTTGAATAGCATACAGTTGAGCAAATGTTGACATTCTACCATCCTTTACTTTCCAGTTTGGTGATGGTGGTGGAGTTCTTGTGTATTTTGACAAATCTTCATCAAGCGGATCTTCAGCAACCGATAATTCAGGATTATACAAGTCTATAATCTTCCGATAGAAACTCATATCATCTTGTGTCCATGTGTGAAAGAATACAGTTACATCATTACCTTCTATAATATTTTTCTTATGAAATTCATATCCTGCTTCCACACTTCGTGCTTGACCAGATAAACATAATGCTATCTTCATAGATCACGTCCTACATTTGCTTTGTTATCTACAATACCAAATGTTTTTAATGATTCTCTTTCATATACAACCATACTATTATAGAATGCTACAGAGTATAGACCTGAATATTTTGATAAAACTTCAGGCATTATTGGTTCACCCTGAAAGTGTTGTTGATTTAAAATGTCTGTCGTGCGTTTGGCATGTTCCAAGAACGTGCCAGCGCCACGGAATGAACCACCCCATGGTTGTGGCCAGTAACTTGTATGTGTATCTTCACAAATATAAACACCACCAGGTCTTACATGTGGAAATACACTATTGAGTGTAGTAATTTGATGTTGCATCACATGCGAACCATCATCAATGACGATATCAAATCCTTTTTTGTCTGATAGGTATTGATCCCAAAATTGTGGATCACCTTGATCACCCATTACAATTTCTACTTTACCATCATACACATAATTTTTACATTCTTCGTTAATGTCAACACCAACAACTTCTGTGCCTTCACCAAAGTATTTTAACCACATCTCAATTGATCCACCACCAAGAACACCAATTTCCAAAATTCGTGGTGATTTACCAACGAATTTACTCAGATGTCTCTCATACACATCAAAGTAACCCGACCATTTAGTACAACCTTTGTCCAAATTCCAGAATATTTCTTTTAGATTAGATTGAGGTGATGTTTCATTATCACTATTAATATACATTTTTTCATAAACCATTATATTTCTCCTCGATTACTTTCTTCCACTCTGGGACACGATCATATTGATGTACTATAGTATACTCTATTCCTTCTGAAGTTACAACCTTATCACCATCTAATTTCGGTGATGGTTCAAGTAAGAATGGACGGAATTCATCTATCTTACTTGGATCGGCAGTTGTGCCCAACTGACATGCCCAACCATCTTCTGATTTGGTATACATGGAAGTTTTTAGATATGGATGTTGTGAAATCAAGAAATTGAATGTTGACTGATCACAAATTTTGATTGGACGACCAACGCATGATGTAAAGATATTCATCATCAAATCTTTCATGGCGTAACCACGACCAGCAAGAACACCTACATTGAAGATAGTATTATTCTTAAACTCTTCATATATTTGTGATCCAAATGTTTCCATAAGATTTTGATTACCCCACGGCTCATCTTTATATTTCATACTCTCAGATGAAAATACTAAATCTTCATCTTTTGATAAATTATTTTCTAACCATTCAGATGGGTTCTTTTGAAATATCACATCTTTAACATCAGTGGTAATTACATATCGATATAGATTATTTTTTAGAACATTGTAGATGTGGAAGAACCTCTCAACATGCACCATCATGTTAGAGTTGTATGTTAGATTACCATTTGAATCTTGATTGAATGCTATGATAGCAAAACCCGCATCAGAAATCTTATCTACGGTTTCTTTATCACAATTCATAAGAATCAGGCATTTATCACCTTCAAAGCCTGATTGATTGATAGAGTTGACCCAATACTTTAATTTGGACCAATTATAATTCGTGGCGCAGCCAATGATCAAATCTTTCATAATATCCTCACGTAAAAAATTAATTAGTGTATTTCTTATATAGTTCTATAGTTTGTCCTGGTGTGTCTTTTACATATTTTTGTACCGTTTCTGGTCTACCCCATTCACCAGCACCAGCCTTAGATACAAACTCTTGTGTACCTTTTAAATCTTTAATATATTCTTTGAACGATTTCACTAATTCCTCGTCAACGTCAATATCTTCTGTATTTGTTTCTCAATGATTGGACCACGATTAGGCCAATGAATGTATGGTTGATCTTTTGACTTGAGCAAATTGGTCAAAAATGGCATGATAATTTTTTCTACTTCAGTTAAACGATCTTTGTATTCTTGGACTGTATCATTTTTTTCTGCAATAACTGCTTCATATTCAACTTCGTCAACTGTGGAGAAACCAAAATCTTTATCTCCATATTCTGCCATAATCTTATTGATATCGTATTCCATCATTTACTCCAATTTTTAGCAGCACTAAAATTCTGATGACTGAACTCTAAACGATCAACTAATTTCAATGCATTACCTTTTAGTTTATCTACTGCTACAAATCCTTCTGGTGCTGTGATTCTGAATCCATCATCAGTACGAACAAATGTGCCGATTGAACGAATAGTTTCCAACTTACGAATGATCATAAGTTTTGCCTCAATGATCATATTCATCAAATCAAATATGTTTTTTAGTTGTGCAGCATTGGTACGATAGAATCGCATGACTTCTGTTTTCTCTTTGATGCGTTTCTCTTTCGTATCTGCTTTCTTTGCAGCAGAGATTTCTTTGTTCAGTTTATCTTCTACCCACTTCATCAAACCGGTTACATGTGCCCTAGTATCACGAATCTCTTGACCCTCACGCACTTTGGTATTGTTGTACGTTTTAATTTGCATCAGATAAGTTTCGGATGATGCAATCTTATTAAGTATGAGTGCAGGTATTGTAGTGAACAATCTTCCTGCTTGTGAAAGAATTGATGTGAGGTCAGCAGTTTCTTTTTCTGTGAATGTGGCAGAACCAGATGCGTCAGTGAATGATGCATCACGGAACCAAACATCTTTAGTTGTTTGTAAATGACCAATATCGATATTGAATGATGCTTTCATGTTCTCAATATTTTTACCAACATATGATGTATGAAATACCACACCAAGTTGTGCGGCTTGCATCATCTTAGCCAGTTTAGTATTTGCTGGTACTGCATACACAATTGTATTCGGTTGAAATATTAAATACTCTTCACCATCAATCGTTTCGTGTTTTAAATCATCTTTGGTGAACATCATATCACCTTGCAGAATACCCTTGATACCTAACTTTGGTAAGTATGCAAGTGCAATCTTCAGTTTATCATTCAGTCCTTCTGATGGATGATTCTCATCAATGTCTGCGTCAGTATAGTTTAGTTTGGCATTCTTGTTGAACACAGATTTTGTACCAACAAAGAACTTACCGTTTTCTGGATTAATGCCACAAAATATTGCAGGTGCACCATCCCATTTTGTTGTCACGTTTACTTTAACATCGGAATGACCTGCTAACATATTGCGAAGTGAACGCAGAAAGTTGATTGCTTCTCTTGCACCAGACACACCATTGTTCAATACATTATCTTCAAGATGTTCTAGGTGAACGTTCTTACCTTCTTTTTTTGCTTCGGTTAAATATTCTCTGAATTTCATTTTAGTATAATTTTCCAAATGGACCAAATTGGCGGCCTTTTTTCTGAGCAAGAAAGCACATATCAGTTAATAGATTATCTCTTTCTTCTTTTTCCATTTCACAAATATTGTATAAAAAGTTTAACTGCATTAATTTAGAATTCGCTGTATGTGGTTCAAGTGTAAATACTTTTTGCATATTTGCAATAAACTCTTCTTCATTTTTCACACCAGTATCAACTTTTGCCGCAACAATTGAATTGTATACATTCTTGGCATATTGTAAAGAAGTTTTATCATTGAACTCTGCGCCAGTCATTGGATATTCTTTATGACTATTTTTAAATGGCAGTTTATAATCTTTCAGTAGTTTTGCTAACAAGTCAAGTGGTGTTTTACCTAATCTCGCTTTAGTACCTGCTGATGAAGTTGGTTCAAATTTTAAGTTATTATAACCAGATGTGCTATTTGCTTTAATTTGAAAATCATATTTTACGCCATCACCTTCCACAATAATTCTAGTATCTTGCGTTGCAAATTGTGTTCCATTTTTTAAATTTAAAGGGCACTTCATTGATGATATGTTGAAATTATAATTTTTCTTATCAGGAAAATCAGCCTCATTTATATTAACTTCTTCATACTTTGCTTCTTTACCAGAAATTAATTTTAGAGAAACACCAACAAGCCTTCTTTCTTTATACATTGTTCTCATAAGAGCATTTAACTCTAAAAGACTGGATGCTTTACCATCTTCAATTATCTTTTTAATATCCGCAATAACTTTTTGTTCATTCTGAACACACCAAATATCAGCGGGATCCCAAGAATCTTTTTTAGAAATTTTAAATTTTGTGCGAACAAGTTCTGTAATGTAATCCATAAATCCACCATCTCTTGTGAACTCTGTAAACTTAGATGATGCGAATTCTTTAAACATAGTTTTTTGTTGGGCATGAAATGCTTTCAACCATTCAGCATTTATTGCTGGATAAATTTTCACCAACTCACTATACTTTTTATCTTTTACAATATCGTCTGGAGTGTTGTATATTTGATTATCATTCAATACTCTACGAAAAACCCACGCAGAACCGAGTTCTTGCATCTTTGTTAATTCTGCAGCTGAATAAGATTTTGCCATTTAATACTCCATATGATTGATGAAGTATTTATACTAACAGGATTACCTGATAATGTCAAGTTCTTTTTCGCCTGTCCATACTTCTATCTCGGAGCGTAGCCTATTCTCAGACTTGAGTGTATCATATCTGGTCGTTGATTTCTTCTTCCACCAGTCTATGATCGTCTCCAGATGAAACTTATCATAGTTCTCCTTGTCTGGAATCAATTTGTCCGTTTTACCCATGACCACATCTGTAAAGTTACTGTAACCATAATTTGAGGCATAGTATCGTTTCTTTTCTGTCAATGACAAGGCATTCTCCACAGTCTGTGCAAACTTCTCACCTTCTGGTGAACCTTTCAATGCCACTTTAGTCATTGAAATGATTGCGTTTGAGACTTTCAGTTTACGTGATGATGCATCAGCAGGTACGAATTCACCAATCGCATTCTCAACATAGTTCTTTAAATCATCATAAGGTTTACCGTGCATCATTGGTAAGAAATTGCTGTCAGTCAAACCTTTGAATCTTAAATATGGTTTCATGCCATCATATTGTGATGATGACTTTGAACTGCCATAAAGACTTGTCGTTTCAAACAAACAGGTATTCATGTCATACTTTGCATCTAACTTTTCTTTGACCCAATGTGAACAACAGATTGCAGCAAGTAGTTTACCACCAAGGTAATTAAAACCAAAGGGTTGTGAAGGTACAATCACAAAACCCATAATCGATGTGTGATTAAATGACTTTGCAGATTCGGGTGTTTGAGAAAATACACCACCCAACATTTCATTTCTTGGTTTCATGTTAATAACAGGAGAACCCAAACGAATGAAACCAACCCACTTCTTTGTATTCTTTTCTTGTACTGCCAAACGAAAACATCTACCAGGAATACTAGTCATATTTGAATGTGAAGAAATCATGTTCAAATAAATGTCCCAATTATTTTGTGGTAGTTCTACAAGTTCAAACTCCATATCTTGTGGGTGTATATCAAAGTCTGAAAATAAATCTTCTTCTGGTCCCATACCAAACAAAGTAGGAGGTCTTTCAGATAAAGAATTTAGTTTTTGATCACGAATATAATCATCAATTCTCTGAAATTTATCAAAGTATTTTGAATAGATGTTAGCACAATATACTGCTTGATCTCTAGTTAGATTCATAATTTTTAAACGTAATGTAAGTAACCACCAACAATATACTTTGGTACATCTACTGGTTTGAATGCCACATGTGGGTGTGTCCACAATGGTGGAAACATTAGCAAGCGACCTGTTCTAGGTTGTACTTTAACTTTAACCGGTTGATTTCTGTTGAGTTGAAATGCTGTCTGTCCACCTTCTTCCACATCATTCAGATACCAAAAAAATACCAAAAATCTACGTGCTGAGGCATAGTCTTGTACATCTACATGAAACTTAAACTCATCTTGATCGTTTGGTAGATATCGTTTCATCCTTAATTGTTCAAATCCAAAGTTTTCTGGCCATGCCATCAAATCAACACCGACATCCTTCTTATACACATCCATATAGGTTTGCATCGTGCTTACTAGATAGTCTATTTCAGATTTCCAACTTACAATGTTCTCATTCAAATTTAATTCGGTGAATGAACGATGCCCTTCTAAAAAGGTTTCTCTGTGTTGTTTTGGATGATTCTCAAACTTCTTTATAACAGAATCACAAAATGTCTTAGGCAAAACATTATCATAATATTTCACGTAACTCATACTTTAAATCCTCCAAACTTATTTTTCATACCACTAAGTCTTTCACGATCACCAAACGAATTCAATGGTTTATCATCAACTTGACCAGCATCAATCAAATCTTCTTGTGCTGACTGTTCAACATCATACAGTTTCATCTTTGATCTGTCAATACCCACCATGAATCGTTTGAATGTATTCGGGTCATTATATCGGTTCTTTAATTGTTTGACCATAATTTGATTCAATTGTTGCAACTCTTCGGTACTTATCAAAGCGAACATAAAGTCAGCAGTTGCAGGTAGACCAAAGGATTCACTAGTATCCTCAAGACCTGGATCACTGGAGGTGAAGCCGGAACGTGTTGTCTGTGTGGCAGATACTATGGGTACCGAAAACTCAACCGCAAGACCCCTGAGTTCTTCCGCAATAGCCTTAATATAAGAATAACTATTGACATTCGCACCAGCCTTGATTCTAGCACTTGCACAAATGTTAAGATAATCAATAAAAATGATATCAGGTTTGAAACTCTTTTTTAGTTGCAATTCATTTAACAAAGAACGGAAGTGCAGTGCAGATGCTGCAGCAGTTGGATATTCTTTGATGATTAACTTGCCTTGTGTCTTTACTTTCAATGCAGAAAACTTACGGTCATAATCTTGTTTGCTGATAGAATTCAAGTCTGCAATATCGATGTTCAATAAATTGGCATCGATACGTTCAGCGATTCGTTCTTCAGCCATTTCCATCGTGATGTACAATACGTTTAGACCTTGAGACAAACAAGAACCTGCAACGTGACACATGAACAAAGATTTACCAACGCCTGTGCCGGCCAAAGCAATGTTCAACGTTTTCTGTGGCAAACCACCTTTGGTAATCTTGTTGAAGATGTCTAGGTCAAATGGAATCTTTGTTTCGTGTTTATGATAAAAGTCAAACCGATTATCCGCATCTTCAACATAATCGTGACCAACGGATGAATCAAATGATACACCAAGTGCATCACTCAATAACTTTGGTATAGAACCTTTACTATCATTTTCGGATTTGTTATCAAGAATTTGTACAGACTTCATGATAGCATTATAGATTGCTTTATCTTGACAGAACTTTTCAGTGTTATCAATTAACCATGCGTTATCCGATTTCTCTTCTTTCTCTGCATTAATTTCACGAAGCATTTCAACTGAATCACGAACTTGTTGTTCGGTCAGTTTTTTAGATTCTGTAAAATTAATTACCAAAGATTCATAGGTTGGAAGATTCTTGTAGTGATTAATATACTCATTGACTTCTTCAAAAAGTATTTTCTCGGTATTGTCGGTAAAGTATTCCGATTTTATGAAAGGTAAAATCTTACGAGCATAGTCCTCATTAAATATCAAATTCTTTAATATCGTCGTCTCTAGTCGTTTCATTGGTTTGTTTCATTAAGATTTCTGTTAAGATGTCACCTATCATTGTATGAAATTCCTGATCAATTGTCAAGTCATGAACGCTGAAAGTGGGTGTATGTTCAATGGTATAATCAAAGTAGAGTCTGGCAAACTCACCTTCTTCTATTACCTTTGCTTTACCATAGTGATACAGAACACCGGCATACTTTCCTTTTAGTATGCCGATGCCTGTTATCTGTTCATCATCAGATGGTATAAACTGATAATCAATATCTACTTCATACTTCTGAGACATCTTCTTTTTCCAAAACTGTATCTTGTCCAAGAATGCTACTATACGTGATCTCATATCTCTTCCTTACATATTCTTTAAATTTCTCATTAGCAAGAATATCATTCCAGAATTCAGCATTCTGTGTATCATCTAATCGTTTCTTGTCACCAATCTCACCTGTATCTTGGTTGACCTTTGCATACCAACCATTAGATGGTTTTTGTACAAAGTTACCTTCAAGTGCAATATCAAGTAGACCAGAATACTTATTGATGCCCCCATCAAATGAAACTGTTACAGGTATCTTAGACTTCTCACGAACAAAACGTGATTTCTCAACGTTGATGATGAAGTTATATCCTGTGATTTCGGTGCCGGTTTTTTCTTGCTGACGACCAAGAATCCAAATTGTATCTGCTGAGTAGTAAGAACCTGTGCCACCACCAACGATGTCTTTAGGATACAAACCAATCTCTTTGTATGTGTGATTTACCACAATCATTGGAATATCTTTGATAGTCAAGTGTGGTGTGACCATACGGAACAACGACTTCATTTGCTTTGCACGACTCATATCTGCAACAGTCTTACCTTCTGTTGCATCATCAACTTCTTTCTTTGATGCTAGATTACCAATTGAATCAAGAATAATAATAACTTTATTACCTTTTTCAATCTGTTGTAACTGCACCATGATATCATGTTTCAATTGTTCAACGTCAGTGATCGGTGTGTGTAGAACACGGTCAGTGTCAATATTAAATGTTTCAAAGTATTTCTGTGGTGTGCCAAACTCAGAATCATAAAATAGAACTACCGCATCCGGATACTTCTTCATATAAGCAGATGCCATCAACAAAGCAAATGCCGTCTTAAAGTGTTTTGATGGACCTGCAAACATAGTCAGACCTGGTGTCAGACCACCATCTAGATTGCCTGATAGTGCCACGTTTACAATAGGCACATCAGTTTGAATCATATCTTTCTCAGTAAAGAATTGAGACTTCGCAAGTATGGAAGTCTCTTTAATCGTTGAACTCTTTTTCAACTTATCAAGAACGCTCATTCATTTCTCCTGTTGTGTTCCGCAAACCAAACATATATTTACTTCATGTGGTGTTTTATCTTCACACGGCAAACACTTTTGCCATGAATCTGCGTATAGGTGTCCTTTTTCCACTGCTTTATAAACAGCATATTGACCTCCCGTTTCATAAATTGACACAGACTTCTCATAATTTGTAATCACATTTCTCTCCTAAAAACTAAAAGTTCTTCATGTATTCTAACAGTTTTTCTATTATTCCACAACTTTAATCTTGATGGTGCTGTTCCTATAGGTTTTTTTAGTATAACTTTATCGTATAAAACAAGACCAGCATCTTCTCCACATCTTATCATATCCGACACAAATGGAACAAGCCTGTTTACAAGTTTTCTACCTTCAGTGTAATCTCTAAAATCTGCAACAACAAAACAACAATATGAGTTTTCATGCATTAAAGAGAGACATTTTCTATAAACATTTTCCATTTCTGATAGAAACATTTTATAGTCGGAAATATTACTAATATCTCCTTCTTCTTGTGAATAGGTTTCTAATGTCCAATATGGAGGACAGGTAAAAATCAAATCAAACTTTTCATCTGTTTGAAATTTTCTACAATCTATATTATGAACATTGACACTACATTCTTCACCAAAAATAAAAGAATTATCTAATATTTTTTGAATTTTTTCTGCTTCACTCTCACGAATTTCACAGCCGACATAGTTATATCTTAAACTTTTTGCCATATATGGACGAACTACAGAAGAAAACGGATCAAATATTTTACCTTTTGGTGGACAATATGACGAATATATTATCTTACAAAGATTAGGATTGAAATAACTTGTAGTTGAAGTATATGCTGTTTTTTTTCCTGCACCGCCAAAACTTTTCAATGTGTTTTCTCTAGTTGATTCTCCATTTCGTTCTTTCAATTCTTTCAATATAGAATTTGAAAATTTAGCGTTTTCGGTTTCCCATATTGAATATGGAATTATTCCATATGTGGATAGAAAATCAACTCTTTCATATTTTTCCTTCTGTTCAAGAACGCTCATTCATTTCTCCATTCATATCAGCAATTTTATCTTTCGGTATTACTTGATGTTTATCATCTACAAAGAAGGATTCTAAACTAGGACCATCCTTCTTGTCAATCTTTTTCTTCTTCACTACCTTTTTGATTTCTATTTCAGGTTTATCTTTCAATCTACGATACGTTTGATTAGAGGCAATTAGTAACAATACTGCAAGTGGATCAAATACTACAATAATAACAAAGATCACTAATCTAACTGCTCTATCAATCAAATCACGATCTTGTGTGCCGTAAACTACTTCAGCAACATATTTTATAGGCCCCAAGTCTGATTCAGCCTTTTTAATTTCCAATGATATAGGAGACTTTTCTTCCGTAATTTTCTGTACTTCGGTCTGCGACCTAGCAATCTCATCAGAGATTCGTGTGCGCTCTTTCTGTTGGGCTTTGCGGATTTGATTCGACCTCTCTGCACCCCTTTCGTCCGTTGAGCGTGCCATGACTTGGTCAACCGCCGCATCCAACTGTAAGACATTTTTGCGATTAGTCTCGATGCTCTCTTTGAGGGTTTTAATCTTCTCCTCATAAATCATTTCCTTTTCAATCAGTGGTGTGATACCAGTAGAATGTTCGATATGTGCTTTTGACAAATAACCAAAAATACCCATCGATGTAATTGCCATGAGTAGTATAACAGCAATTAGAAAATATACTTTTAATGCGGAGAATGTATCTTTCCAATGAGTATGTAGCCAAGATACTGTTACCAATTTTGCTGCTTCAAGTACCGAACCCATAATAATAATCGGCCAATATGAACCTGGAAATATCTGTGCAAGACCTATTACTGAATAGTATGCTGCGATAGTAGATAAAGCAATTGCAGTCAGAAATGGTAATATAGCATGTATCATGGATTGCGTTTATTATGTGGCACATCAAATACTAACGTGATGCGTACATTGTCTCCTATGTTTTTGGCAGAGTGTTCTAATTTATTATTAAACCAAAATAATGTACCTGGCTCAACAACTAAACTTTCATCTCCTACAGTATACACGTAACGACCTTGTATTGACAAGTGATATCTGTCTTTATTAAGGTAATAAGTGCCAAAATCAATATGTTTGCCAACTTCACCACCTACAGGTATAGAAAGAAATCCACACCGTTTAAAATCTTTGAAATGTCGTTTCATAAATGAAACAGCTTCAGTATGTCGGTAATATGCTGGTGCTTCCATACAACCTTCAGAATCAAATACATAATCACCAGGTTTATCAATCGTGCCAATTACTAATTGCAACACACCACTTTGGCTTAGATAAACATCTGGATCAAGTACCGTGGCATGTTGCAGTTCTTTCTGATAATTCCAATCAGACGCATGTTCTTCTAATTGTTTCTTTATCTTTGAAACGTTAATGCCAGTTTTAATTATACGAATATTTTTCATCCAAAAAAACTCTCCAATGTAGATTGTTTCTCAGCTCGCCAACCAACACAATCAAGAATAACTTTAACGGGTTCTAAAAAGGTTTTATCAAACTGAGTATCGTAATCAATATATTCTTGCAGACCAAACTCTTTTGGTAATCGTGTTGGAAAAGAAACTACTGTATCTTTAAATGGATTAGGTGATTTGAGATACGTGAATTTTAATTTTTCACCTTCACGAATCAACTGATACTTTGTAGTCAGTTTCTTTTCATTTAGAAAATGATTATATAGAATTGCACCTTTAACATGAATAGGTGTGCCTTTTTTATATAATGTTTTTGAATCTGAATATTCTTTCAGACCATTAAGACCACGTGGAAAAGAAACTTCTTCTACAGGTAAAGTTTTAAACTCTTCTTTAAAGTTGGCAATAAACTCTTGAATATCTGATTCTTCAGCAATCATCAACAACTTAATCAGTTGGCGCATTTTCTCACGAACAGGTGCAGGTGTAGATGATTTGATCATCTCAAGACCCATAACTTTAAGGTGAGGTTCATTATACTGAACACCTTCATTATTGTACACGTTGAGAATGTAACGTTTCTTGGCAGTCCAGATACCTTTATCTGAAAGACCTTCACGTTTCATAATCATTTTTTGGTCATACGCATGTACATAGTCAGAAAGTTCTTTATAACTCTCATCAATAAACGGTTGAATTTTATCTTCACAGACCTTATCCATGAAGGAGATAATTGCTGAAGTTTCTTTTCCTTTTTTGTAGACACTATTAACCAAAGGACCAAGATTGAGATAAATTGAATCTGTATCAGAGGCGATAACATAATCTTTTTCAGTTTTCAGTAGTTTGTTTAGATATTCGTTTAGTTTGTTTTCAATCCAACGAATAGACAACTGACCAGCAGAGGTAACTGCAAGTGCCTGTCTCAAATCATAGAATCGGAAATACTGTGAACCCATCGCACCATAAGCAGAGTTCAATGAAACTTTCTTTGCTAACTGAAGATTATTATATCGTGCAATCAATTTCTCTATTTCATATTTTTTCTTTGGATCACTTTCATCTTCATAGTCTTGTTGAGACTTCAACATCAACTTCTTAAACTTCTTACGATCTTCATACATTTCTTCCATCATCGTAGGAAGAAAACCTTGTTCATCAGTACGGAAAAATTGACCATTAGGTGTCAATGTAACATTAGTAAGCCCGGAAGTATCTACCTGTTTCATTAACAAGTCATCAACTGAAACACCGTTAGAAATTACTTCTCTCATTTCATCGGTGTAATCGTCTATATCAACCAACGTTTCTGGTGAAATATTGTATTGAATCATCAAATGCGGATACAAAGAGTTCAAATCGAATGATGCAACCCAATTATGTAAACCTACTTGCGGGTCTTTAACATATGCACCCTCAAAGGCTTCAGATTTCTTACTGATACGGCGTGGCGGTACAATTATCTTTTTATTAAGTAGATAGGAATAGATCAGTGCATCCCACATTCTTGTTTGTGCAAATACATCATCATAGTTACACTTGGTATCATATGCAAGAGTCAAAGCCAATTCAATCAACTTCAACTTATCTTCCATCTTCAGAATCAAATGTACATCTTTAATGTTATACTCAATAAACAACTGATAGTTCTGTTTATAAAGTTGGTGCAGGTTGTCATAGTCATCATATGCAATCTTACCTTCACCAAGTTCTACTTGTGCAATATTATCCAGCCGATATGATTCTTGTGACTTACCGCCTGGTGCATACCATTGGTATAGTTCCATGTAATCAAGTGCAGCAACACCGACAATATCATAAACAGTTTGTTCTCTGCCTTTGAAAACTGTTTTACGTTCAGAATACACACCCCAAGGCGATAGTTTCTTAACACTATCTTCACCAAGTACACGTGTCAAACGATTAACAATATAAGGTATATCGAAGAACTTTGTATTCCAACCAGTTACAACGTCAGGACAATTATCAGACCAATCAGTAAGAAACTTTTTACATAGATCAATTTCATCTTTACATTTAATATAGATTTCTTCACCTTGAACTTTATACTCACCACAACCATAGACTGTAGTGCCACCATTCAATTGGTGAATCGCAATGGCAGTGATTGGTTCATTTGCTTTATATGGATCAGGAAAACCATTATCTGAACCAACTTCAATATCAATTATTGTAACTGATAGATCAGAAATATCCCAATCAATGATACCTCTATGGTTGTCAGCAATGAATGCGTATTCATACCTTGTATTACCATAGATTTTAAAGTTTGAAACTTCTTCATAACGTTTAACAAAGTCTCTTGCCTCTCTGATGGTTTCAAATTTCATAGCCTCCAATGGTTCATTAAACAATGAACGCCATTCGGTGGATTTGTTAGACTGTAAAAACAAAGTCGGAGAGTATGGCACTTTGCCTTTAACTCTCCGACCGTTGTTTACACCACGAAACAATATGTGATTGCCATGTACGGCAACATTGGTGTAATATTTTGACATTTAATTATTGTATCATAGTTTTAGACCAGCAGGTGCAATTTCAATACGACTAAACATTTTACGATATTGTTCTAGCAGATCACTGACTGGAGTTGTGACACAAAACACATTGTCATGTTTGATGTGAATTCCTTTATCAAACTCTTCAGTGTAAGCAAGATATGGTGCAAATCCAACACCACCTTGATCACTAGCATTGCGTGGTGGAACAGCAATTACTTGAACTGGATTCTTTACTAACAAATCAAGATCATCTTCTTCAATAATTTCTGCGATGATTGTTTGTTGTGTGTTAAATGTGATTAGTTTGATATTACTCATGCTGCTACCCTCATAGAAGTTTCAAGGACATCAAGTGTCACCCATTTTTTAGGAAACAACATCTCACGACCACGGAAGTCAGTGATGTCATATGTAGGATCGTCAACAAGACCGATCAACTCAACCATGTTGTCAAACTCACGATAGACAACATCATACTTATATGCTCTAGGATATTTTGGATTTGTTTCTGCGATTTGTTTTGCTACTCTTGTTGTGACACTCATATTAACTCCATAAAATTGAGACTATAAACAGTATATCAAGACTCTGATTCTTTGTCAAGTTTATATACATCTATACCGCAGTTTTTTAGAAATTGTTTACCTCCGTTGGCACGTGGATAGTCGTTACGGTAATACACTTCTTTGATTCCTGCTTGATGTATGATTTTAGCACAATCTAAACAAGGTTCGTGAGTAACGAACAGTGATGCGCCTTCGGAAGAATTGGTAGAACGTGCAATCTTGGCTAAAGCATTTGTTTCAGCATGAAGTACCTCCGGTTTAGTTTTATATTTTACCCAACCATGAACAGTTTCGGTATAACCAAGTTCTCTCATTTCCAAGTCAGTTTTATAACATTCTTCTTTGAGAACGTATATCACCACTTCGCAAGTATTGTTCCAACCTGATGGCATACCGTTATATCCAATACCAATGATGGTATTGTCTTTTACCACTACGCAACCTACGTGAAGTCTAGTTGCTGATGATAACTCGGCATAAACCTCTGCCGCTTTCATGTGTGCTTGTATAAATTTAGTTTTCATAATTAAAAGTAAGTATTCACTTCACGTAAGGCGTTTGGACAATTTCTCTGGCGATTATTTCAGAATTAAGATTCTTCTGCCGCATTCTCTTTTTTCTTCTTTTTGAAATCAACCTTTGGTGCAATGATTGCTGATATCATAGCATCACGATAGATTTTTTTGTATTCAGGTTCCATGTTGGCCAACAGGACCTTTAATGGTTTTGTCATTTTAAAGTTTGAATTAGGTTTCATTACCATGCCCAAGAAACATATGAGTATCTGGTACCTTCTGTTACCAGTTTGACCTCATGTGGATATAAAAAATTAGAAGGAAAAATCATAATCTCACCTGCTTTTAATTCAACAGTTGTATCATCCCAAAATACAAGTTCGCCACCTTCATAATCATTGTTCAAAGAACCTAAGATTGAGAGTGTTGGAATACCTTTGCGTTGTCCATCAAACATGGAATGAATATGATCGCAATGAAGTTTCATTTGTGTATCAGTACGATAACGATTGAAACGTACTTCAGAATATCCATTCCAACTTACAAACCAACCTTTCATATCTAAGTCAGCCAAATACTTTTTTAAAGTATTCCACATCTCTTTCATGATTAAATCTTTAGTTTCAATTTGAGAATATGCTACTGAAAGTTCATGTTCATAGGAATGATGTGTATTATTAGATGCATTGTAGAATTGATGCGTTTGAAATTCTTTCTCTTTTTCTTCCAGAGCATTGACTGTCTTGATACAATCTTCTTCAGATAGTACCTGATAAACTTTTAGATATGATTCTATATTTCTATCCATTATATACCTTTCAATAAGTGGGGCATAAAGCCCCACTGTTTATGCCGCTTCTTTTTCTTGGAGAAGTTGTGGCTTAAACTCTTTTAAATCATTACCAATTTCAATCTTGCGTGGTTTCTTGTGTTCTGGAATGATGTTCTCAAGTCCAATACGTAGAATACCATCTTTGAATTCAGCACCTTTCACTTCAATGGTGTCTGCGATTGTGATTACTTTAGTGAAAGAACGATTACCAATACCACGATGTAGATATTGAATATCTGGTGTACCTTCTTTCTTCTCACCTCTGATAGTCAAGTTACCTTCTTGTACTTGAATATCAATTTCATCTTTTGCAAAACCTGCAACTGCAAGTTCTACCACATACTTATTCTCATCTGCTTTGATGATATTATGTGGTGGAAAATTACTTACGGGTTTAGTGTCATTTAGAATTGCTTCTACATCACGAATGAAGTTTTCAAAGCCCAATGTTTGATGTAAAATAGTTGGACCAAATCGACCAGTAATAGTCATAGTTTTCTCCTTATTAAGCAAGTTAAAATACGTGACCCCGAAGGCATCACGACTTACTTGTCAATCTCAAATGCTGTGCGATTGACAAGATAAGTTCTTTGAGGATTTGATTGAGTAAAGACCCGAACGAATTCATTGGCGCCTTCTCTAATCACATCATCGTAATCTCTAGTAAATACTTCTTCTTTGGTATACTTATTTACAAGTTTGACCAAATTGTTTTTCGCTTTGTGCATGATGATTCACCATATTAGTAATCAGACTTCTTTTTACCTATGTTATATTTAGCGATCAGTTCCCACTCATCTTTCTCTTTGAAAGCAATGATCTTGATCTGATGTATTGGTGCCATATTATGTTCTATAATATCATAGTCAACAATCTTTAGCAACCCCCACTCTTCTAATAAATTGGCAATAGCGTTGCGTCTTTGTATATCATTTTCAGTAATCGTAGACAACTTACCATCTAATGCAAACAGTTCTTTGAAATGTGTAATGTAATACTTACCTTGCTTATGCAATATGTGGCAAGATTGATACAATACCTTTTCTTTTCGTGAGGACACACCAATTCTCGTTAGTGTCTCACGAACTTTCAGGAAGTCATCCTGTTCTACTAAGGTGACCTCAACAAATTTAGATATATCAACCATGTCATTTTCCTAACCCACCTGTTAAGGTTTCTTTTTTTAGTTGTTGGATTTGCTCTTTGGTTAGTAGACGCAGGGCATCACGTGCCTTGCTGTCGGAGAGTCCGTAGACCATTTTGACACATGCTATATCATCATCTTTTTCCGACTTTGCCCACTTCGCAAATGGTCTTTTCATAGACCTTACAGTATTTAGTAAAAAGTCATTCTGCATCTTTTTGTCTAAATGGTGACGTTGGTTCATCTCGTTTGCAAATAGAACACAATCCTTCTGGTAGGAAAGAGACCGGTTGACCAAGAAAGGTACATAATCTTTCTCGGTTATTTCATCTACAATTAGTTGTTTCTTACCTTGAAGAATCTGGTTGACGTAATCAAATGGATTACTCATACAAATTATCCTTTACATCTTGTATAATCTGTTTTTTCATCTGTTCATATCTATCAAACAAAAGAATGTCGGTTGTTTTCACAGAGTATACTTCCTTTATAAATTGTATGTCATCTACATCAACTACTGTACCTATACCGTCAGAATATAATTGAAAGTATGGTACAATTTTTTCATAAGAAACAATACCACATCTTAGAGGTTCAACCATCAACAAATAGTCAAATGTTTTTTTTATTTTGGAAATATCTATTACTTTTAAACTACGAAAATTTTTCAACTTCATCGTTGTAGTAAATCTTTTACCTGTTTCTGGAAATATATTTGAATTAGAAGATTTCATTTCTACTTTGACATCTAACTCTGGTATATAAAAATCGCAACCAACTTCATTAACATACTTCAATTTATTATTCGAAGCCTGTTCGATTGCTTCACCAACAATATCCGCTTTAATAAATGTTTCAGCTCCAGTATTATATTTTCTTTTTAATGAAATCATAACTGAAAATACCAAATTCCAATTAACATTGTCTATTAAATATTGAGTTACAAAATCATGATCGTATTCAAATAAGGTTGGAACTCTTTCCGAACTACATTGCAAAAGATTTATCATACAAATTCACCATTTGCCATAATTTCGGTCAAACAAGCAACCAAATTGATTTCTTGGTCAGCAACGAATGCCTGTTTATATTGATAGTCTGCAAGAACTATAACGACACCAGGAATACTGGCAGGTTTTAGTATATCGTATAGACTATCATATAATTTACGATAGAAAGTTGCAGGATCAATTTCAGTTGTTGCAACCCATTTACGAACAGCAGTAAAGTCTTTGTCTTTCATAAACTTTACAATCTGTGTAATGGATATATCACCAATCTGTGCAAGAATACCTACATCAATCTTACCAAGTTGAGAGTATCGTTGTAGTTCATTAATGACACGACGAAAATCTGGAAAATATTTCTTAACAAGTTCAGCAATTACTTTCGCATCATATTCAACTTTTTCAGATTCAAGTATGGATTGAATACGCTTAAAGAATGATCCTGCCATCTTTTGTTTCTCACCATTCTTCATACCAAAATCAATCACTGCACATCGTGAATGTAGTGGATCAATGATACGGTTTTTGAAGTTACAAGTGAATATGAATGAACAGTTGCCTGCAAACTCTTCAATCGCATTACGAAGTGCTGGTTGTGTTGAGTTTGGATTTAGATAGTCTGCTTCATCAATGATGATGACCTTACGGCCACCAGCCAATGACATTGATGATGCATAGTTTTTTATCTTGTTACGGAATACATCAATACCTGATTCATCAGAACCATTGATCACCATGTAATCGCAACCGATTTCGTTGCACATCGCCTTGGCTATCGTGGTCTTGCCTACACCCGCTCCACCAGTCAGTAGAAGATTTGGTATCTGCTTTTGATTGACGTACTCCTGAAATGGTACTTTCAATCGTTCTGGCAGAATACAATCTTCCACTGTCTGAGGTCTGTAACGTTCTGTCCATAGAAGATGTTCCATGAAAACCTTTCACATAAATCATAATATAAAATAACAATCAGTCTTTTTGGTTCAATGTTGCAACTACTTCAAGGTATGGTTCTTTCACGTGCCAATCAGTACCATTGACACCAAAAATAACTGTACGCATTTGTAGTTTAGCATCTGCATCGGGTTGAATCAATTCAAATACTGATGCCACAATATCCGAATTGATAGCAATGGATTCACCATCAAAAGATGGTGATGCATTTGTAAACATTTTCATTGCCATGATTAAGCCTTTGTGAAAGTTGAACCAGTTTCATTTGCAATCCAATACTGAACATCGGATGTTGCATGTTTAAAATGAGAAACATTCTTGGAAGATATTTTAACCATATAACCACCAGAAATTAATTTCAGATTTTCTGTTTTAAATATCATACGATATTTGTTTCCATTACCTTTACTGATCTCTAATGATTCTGTGTGTGCAGCATCATTTGTAGAATCAAATGTTGTAATGAATATCTTTTCTCCGTCAGACTCAACAGCAATTTGAGGTGATGATAATACATTTGCAGTTCTCATGATCCAATCAAAATCTTCTGCTGAAAGTTCAAAAGAAATTTCTGGGTCAGGCATTGCCAATGGTTTTTCTGGTGGTGTAACAATCATATTCGCAGCACAGAAGCGATACTTGATTTTACTACGACCTTTTAGACCAGAGATAAGAACACTGTTATCTTCAAAGTCAATTGTTGGTTCTTCTTTGTGAAGAGTTAGAATAGAAAGAAAGTTGTTCAAGTCATAGACGCCAAACTCTGTTGGAATTTCTTCAGAGATTGTTGCTTCTGCCATAACATTTTTGTGAGGTGAGACTGTACGAATAGTCTTACCTTTTTTGAAAAGCATACCTTGGTTGATTGAAGCGAAGTTCTTCAATACACCCAATGTGTTGTTTGATAATTTCATCAGTTACTCCATAATTAAGTTTGTTTTTCACTTGCAGAATATAGTATATCATGTTCATACAAAAACATCAAGCAGCAAATTGCATGTGCTAGATGATGTTTACCAGATTCAGGATCAATTGCTTCACCTTCTTGGTATGCCCACATGTGTCGTTGTGTTGCATCAAAGTATCGGTTAAGTGAATCTGGAACATGTTTCCAATTGTTTGGTTCATATTTCTCAGCACCGAATGTCAGAACATCTGCGGTCGCTTTAAGTGCTAATGGTGGTAAAAGACCATAACGAATTTTACCACCATCAAATTTACGACCACCAGTTGTTGCTGTTTGGGATGCCTTGATAGCATCCTTATCCATTACAACTTACCAGTATACTGAGCAACCGCTGGCATGTTACCAGTGAATGCATAGGTACCAATGTGTTGTGTTTTCATCCAAGGACACAAGAAGATTTGGCCACCCATCTTACGCCACATTTGACAGAACATATAATCTTCTGATAGATAACGTTCTGAACCACCACCAACAATAGACTCTTTGGTGTCAATTACAGTATCAAAGTAAGCATGAATATAACGTGAGCCATCAAAGTGTGCTTGGCCAACATGATCTGGTTTGTAACGAATGGTAGGATATTCTATTGCCATCTTATCAAAAACTTCACGCTTGATCATCATATGACCTGTACCAATTTCCATAACTTCTAATGGTTCTGAAACTTGGAACTGTTGCGTACCTTTAACAACGTTAAACACATATTCACCAACTAGATTCTCAAGTTCTTTGGGATTCAAGTCTGGATTCTTACGTGCAGTTTCTGCAATGTTACCCCAGTTGATAGATTTCTTAGGGTAAGGACCACCAACAACATCTTTATCAAGTGCCATCAGTGCTACGATATCGTTCGGATCAAAGTGAATGTCTGAATCGATAAACAACATGTGTGTGAAGTCTGTACGAAGGAACTCATCTACCAAATAATTTCTGGCACGTGTGATAAGTGATTCGTTAAAAAGGAAGGAGAATTTTACTTCAATGCCGTAACGCATCATTACGGTTTGTAGATCAAGACAAGATTTCACATACAGTCCATGTGACATACCACCATACATCGGTGTTGCCACGAACAGTTTGTTCTTTCTCAATTCTTCAATATTTACTTGTATTTGCATAATTTATCCATAAAAAAAGAGTAGAGACACAAAGTATATATGTCTCCACTCTACTAAGTTTCAACCTACTTTAGGCAAATGCTCGTTCGCCTTGAGCACGAAGTGCTGCGATACCTGCAGCAACTACACGCTTAGTTGGTGCACCTAAACGATAGAAAGAAATTTTATCACCGTTGCTGTTGATGCGACTATTCAAGTAGATAGCGTGACCATCATTACGCAACTCATTAATAGTTGCAGATGGATTTGCAATGCCATAAAGCGATTGCATTTTGTTCGGGGTTAGTGTGTTGTAACCATCTTCTTTAGAAAGGTATGCAAGCACTTTTTGTTTAGCTGACTTCATTCAAAAACTCCATAAAATATGACTGCATTTTAAAAACATTACAGAGGCAGTCTTTCTCCGCAATTTCATAATAAGATATAAGTATAACACTCCCTTGCAGAAGTGTCAAGTGTTTATGCGGCAATTAATTTCTTTGCAGGTCTATTGCCCTTAGACTCGTTGTATTTGCGGCAAACCAATTCTAAATTATCTAAGTTAGTTTTACCACCTTTTGAATAAGGTATCACGTGATCAGCTGCCCACAAATTGTGGTTATTGATTTCATCTTCCGAAATACTTTTACCTGTACGTGGGCAAATACCACCTTGGTTTACCCACGCTTGATATCTCTGCACTGGTGTAAACAATCTCTCAGGATCAACATCAGTAACGATACCTTTTGGAATCTTTGCAAAATCTTCTAAGATGATTTCAAAACGAGCAGGTAAAAAGATTGATGAAGCCGCAGAACCTGTTGCATTATAGTTTAGTTCAGTACCATTTTGCAAGGTAACAATTTTGCGGTCAACATTAGCAACACGTTTGTTTTCTGTTGCCATAAACCATTTGAAGAATGCTTTCTCATCTAAGATTTTAATTTTCTCTTTGTTGATATGACATATTAACATAAAAAAGTTGGTCAAAGTTGAGGTATCTTTGAATCCTTTGTCAGCATACTTTTCAATCAACGTAAGTGCATCAGAAATATTTTTCTGTCCACCTTTTTTTAGAATATGTGTCCAAACGGTGGAGTTATCTTCATATGCCTCGAATTTGTCTTTTTTGGAAATGCCATGAGCAGGACCATAAGTAGAGCATACTGATAAGTTGACCATTTGTTCATCACGTTTCAAACGAAAATTACCATTACGAAAAATATATTTGAATGCGTTTGCATGTTTCTCAGACATTTGACGGACATATTCAGCAAAAGGAACAAGAATTGCATTACGAATTTCTTGATCGTTTAGTGTGTAACCATCATTAATATTAATAAACAAACGAGATAAATCTTCTCTTGTAGCAATAACATATTCACAAATTGTAACAGTTACATTATTACGAATGTGATCTTTTAATGCCTTAGGATGTGTTTTGAATGTGTTATTGTTGTTATTAATTACAACAGGTAAATCTGGTAAATCATATTGTCCATTTTGAATGACAACTTCTCCATTCAGGTATTTGAAAATTGTTTGTGTACGATTGTTACCATCAATAGCAATTTTGTCATATCCCATTTGAGAGAAATTGCTAAAATATTCATGGTCAAGGGTATCTTCAAGAGCTTGTTTTAAGCATTCATCAATATTAGCAACAATGATTTTAGATGGTGCTTGACCAGTAATCAATGAAGTAATATAACGTGATTCTTGGTTTTTGTCCCAACAAGCACTACGATTGAAAGATTTGTCTAGGACAGTTTTGTTGCGGAAGGCCGCAATTTTGTCACTTATCAAGGGATATTGGCGATCAATACCAAGAGTTACTTTGTTGACTTTCATAATATTTTCCTTATATAACAAGGGTTTTAAAAATTGTTCTCATATCATAAGAACAGATTACATTATGACAGAGGTCTAAGCCTCTGTCAAGTTTAAAATGGAACTTCTACTGATGGGTCTGTTACTTCTGGTGCTGATACAGGTGCTGTTGGATCCACACCAGAATCAATCTTGGTATACAGATCAAGGAAAGTAACCTTGGTATCAGTATCAAAACGATTCAAGCAGAACTGAATTGCTTTCAGTTTGTCACCAAAAATACCGTAGGTCTTTACGATATGTACCAGACGGCGGGTTGAAATAACCTCATCACAACCACCTTCATCAAAGGTGCTACGAATTACGGTTGCCCATGTTACCAGTTTGTCGGCAAAATCTTTATCTTCTTTACCAACAGATTCTAATTCTTTGGCAACAATCTTTTTCTCAACTGATACTGGTGCCCATTCCTGTTCAAACGTATTTGGGAAACGCTCAAGGAACGCTTCATTCAAAACGTTGGTGAACATGTAGCGACCATCTTCTGAACCTTTACCTTTGGTGTTAGCAGTAGCGAATACAGTAAAACCGGCAGCAGGAGAAATTAACTCATTCTTTTTCTTTAGTAAGAATGGTTTGCCTTCAAATACACGCTGCAAACAGGACAGGTTGTTAGAACCGTAATCAATTTCGTCAATACACAATACGGCACCTTGACGGGCAGCAAGTGTAACGGGACCATCACGCCATTCCATCTGACCGTTAATCAGAACATAGTTACCAAGTAGGTCGCCTTCATCGGTATCAGGTGTCATTGATACGCAAACGAATTTACGTTTTGCCTTGGCACAAGCCTGCTCAATACTCATAGTCTTACCGTTGCCGGAGGGACCAGTAATGAATACGGGAAAGAACTGTTTTGATTGTATAATTGACAACACATCCTCAAAGTTACCAAAAGGAACATAGTTGTCATATTTGAAAGGTACCAAGTCCTTAGTCTCAAGGTCTGTTATCACATTTGCAATACGATTACCAGAAGGCGCTTGGGGTGCTGCCATTGGTATTACTTGAGCAACCATATTGATTGCTGCTGGAACAGGCGTTGGAGACTGCACCGGTACACGGTATAGACCACGTTTAACCTTGTTTTGTTCATCATTGGTGAACCAGTAGGGTATTGCAAGACCCGCATCACTTGCAATTGTTTTAATATCTGTTAAACTGACAACATCTTTGCCAGTTGCAATTAATGCATCAAGAAATGCTTGACGCTTATCAGAACGACTTGTCATAATATAAACTCCATCTCACAATAGGAACTACCATTATAAAGAATAACCACCACTTTGTCAAGTGGTGGTTTGTTATCAAACTGCTATCTGTGTTATAAATCTTGAAACTAATACTCGGTTGATTTGTCGTGCTTTGTTGAATTTCATAAATGCCTTGGTAAGATTTGTTGTTGTTGCCTTACCTGATACCTCAAACGATTCATCATCAATTGACAGATCATTACCAGCAGGTAGAATATAGAAAGAATCATAACCTACATTTTTTGATTCAAGGTACTTTTCTTTTTTCAATTTCTTTACGTGTTTTGTAATCACTTCAATTGTTTGATGATACACACCACGAACCGCATCCAACTCATCATTAAACAAACGGCGTTTCAATGCTGCCTTAGCATTAGAGATTGGTGTCAAATAGAAACCAACAATCTTGGTACCGGTTGTTTTCTGAAGCCATTCACATATACCTTCACGAACATCATCATCACTTACTTTCAAATTCACTTGCACTTTATTTTTCTTATCTACCAGAAAAACGTTTTGACTGGTAGTTGAAAAATAAGTTTTTTTGTCACCATTAGAAGCATGAGCCCAGATTATAGAATCGGCATCACCATCATGGACAATTGTAGTATTCACAATGTCAAGGTTATTAATACGGCGAAACTCTTTGATAATTGGTTGCATAGCAATCAATGCTTCTGACAATGGTGTGTTTGATAATGCATCACACTGTGGACGAAGGAACTTACCTGGTGCACCGTAGCGGTGTGCCCATCCGTCCATCAAACAAAGAATGTTCTTTACTGATTTTGAAAATTCTGCGTTGCTCATTTTAGAATTAATCATTTCACGAAGATAAACTTCTGAACAATGAATTTCACCCTCATTTTCAGTAAAGCAACCTGAACTGTCACCTTTTACATAGTTACCTTTTTCATCAAAGTCACTATTTCGTTCATTTGGATAATCCATATCACGTAGACCACGGTGATTGCCAAAACCGTATGCTGTAAAAGGAATATTTACTTTACGGCAGAACATTGCAAGGATAAGAATCTGTTCGTATGATGCCGCAAGGTTACCTGCCATTGAACCAGACTTATCCAACAACAACATCATGCCATGCGATTTGCCTTTAGGAACACGCATAATCTTTTTGAAAATACTATCGTCAATCTGGTACTTGTAAATTTTATTTACGTCAATGTCACCAGTCTCTGACACTTTTGCTTTTGCAAACTTAGATGCCGCCTTACGCATTTCAAATTCTTTTGCTAATAAAGAAATATAACGTTCATTCTTTTTACGGAACTCGGTGTACAATTCATTTGCCATATTACTATACGATACGGTGCTATATTGGCCAACAAATGCTTCGGTCAACAATTCTTGAACACGTTTGGCAGGTGTAACGATACGATCTAGATTAGGTGTAGGAATATTTACATACACATACTCACGTGCCTTAGCTGCAATTAATGATGATTCATTTTTACGGAAGTTATCATCAGTTTCGCATGTTGGTTCAAAGTGCTCATCAGTGCCAGTGGATTCTTTATTACGGTTGATGATATCGGACATTTCATCATTTTCATCATCATATTCACCGTCATTATCATTTTGTTCTTGGCCTTCACCTTCAGCCTCTTCACCATCTTCATCAAGGTCGCCTTTGGACTTACCTTCATCATCACCTTCACCGTCAGTTTCGGTATCACCATCACCGTCACCTGTTTCAAAATCATCACCTTGATCAGACTTTTCAAAACTATAATCGTATTCTTCAGATAATAAAATTTCTTTCTGTTCTTTTTTAGAATAGTTCCAAATCTCACCGGTAACACGAAGAACATCATCCCATGTTTCACATTCTTTAACTTTTTCAATCATCACCAATTCATCTTTGGTGAATTGAATTTCATGAGTGTAACCAGACTTGGTGAAAATATTCAATCGGTCAATAAATGACATTGTATTAATGTCACGGTCTTGAATACCAAAAAAGTTGCGCTTCATCAGTTCATTATAACCTTTGATGAATGATGAACGTAGACCTGGATACCGGCGTTTCTGACGCTTCTCAATTCGTGCATCCTCAACCACGTTTAAGAACCCTTTATAGTTCTTACCCATAGAATGTACTGCATCATGCCAGCCATCAGAAGGAGTATCTAAGGCGTGACCAACTTCATGACCCATCAATAGGTCATACAGGTCGCCTGACATATCTTCCCAGATAGGACAGTATAGTACACGATTTTTAGGATCAAATGCTGCGGTAGGAATTTTTTGATGTTGTATTGTTAGATTCTCGGTCGCCAGTAGTTTGGCCAGACCAGACTTTTGATTTTGAATGTTACTCATTTGACAATCCCGTTATCAGTGAACAACCAGTATATCAGAGGTTTGGATATCTGTCAACCCGATATCCTCTAATGCCTCGGCAATTATATCTATACCGAATCGTTCTATTGCATTTTTGATATCGGAAACTGCGGCGTAGTATTCTAACTCTTGCAATTCTGCAAACTGTTGCAAACTTGACATCTTCTTCTCCTAATCAATCAATATACGGATTATCGCATAAAAATAGGAGATTGTCAAGTATTGTCAGATTATTAACGTCCGATCTGGGATAGGTACTTATCCTTCGTTTCTTGCCAATTCATATAAATCAAATCATCAAGGAACAAAATGTCTTTGGATACTTTATCTTTTTTCTTTAAAAAACCGATACGACCACGTGCATGTTTCTCTTTCCAAATCTTTACAAGATTTTCATAACTTGAATCAAATTTTTTGACCAACCTATCTTCTTTAATTTCTCCACGTAAAAATTCATTTGTGTTTGTGTACAGTTCACTAAAGTAAATACCTCTAGCATGATCTGAACGAATCAATTCTTTTGGAATTTTCATCTGTGCATAAACAAATTGTAATGAACGATTTTTGTGGTCACGTTTGTATGGTTGACCAGTTGATTTCGTTGCAATATACCATTCAAAGTATTTACGTGTGTGTTTGGTTTTTAACCAATCACGAATTAAATAAATTGTTTCCCTCTCAGGTTCATATGATACAGAACCTGCGGTGAATCCCATTTTATTCCAATAATCTAACCCATCATATTGAGATAATCCACCCACCTTAGTGTTTCCATATAATGATGTAGTTGTAACGCCAACCATAATGTCGCCGTATTGTTCTTTCCATAAACGTTGAACTTCATCTGAAAGACACAATAAAGATAGAAGTTTACCACCAACATAATTGTAACCTAGTGGTTGTGTTGGTACAATTGATGAACCTATACCTGTGTGGTTAATCATACCACCTTGCGTTTTTAGTGTTCTATCCCAACCAATATATTTATCACGTGGCGTCAAGTCAAGAAAGTCGGATGAAATTGTAATTACACCAAGATATTTATTTGTCTTATTGTCTTTTACTATGAAGTGAAGATTTCGTCCAATGTTACTGTTATTACGTCCATTTGTAATAAAACTTTTTAAGGCATTACAACGAATAGATAACTCTTTGTTTCGTTCAATATTATATGATACTACTGAACCATCGATACCTTTTTTGGAACCTTTACTTGAATCGTCCGTATATTCAAGCACTGGTTCCAAGTCCATGTAATCATCTACAGATTCAGGAATCCAAATATTACTTTTAGCTTCAGCAATATATTTTGCCTGTACAGGGTCGGCCAGGAAAGTTTCTTCTCCATCGAACAATGTATTTATAGTTTTGCTTGGAAATTTAGTATGAATTTCATGCCATTTTTGGTATAATGTATATTCTTTAACATCCATTGCAGAAACATATGTTAATTCTTTAATCATACGTTCACGCAAGGCATTTTCATCAACAACAGGCAATGAATCGGAAGGATTTTCTTCTAAAAATTTTGTCCATTGTACTTCTACATCATCTATTTTGGCCATTTTTTGCTTTTCTCACAATTGTTTTTACGGTTTTCTTTTGTTTTTTTCTTGCCATCTGTAACGCAATTGGTTTGACATAAGTAACAAACTTGATACCGTTTAAGTGATCTAGTTCGTGTAGGAAACATTGAGCACTTACACCTTCAAGTCTACTTTCTTTAGTATTACCAAACTCATCTGTATATTCTACATCAATCCAGTCTGGTCTGTCAATACTTAAAAATAAACCCGGATAAGAAAGACAACCTTCCTTGTTCTTAACGGCAGTTTCGGATTTCTTTATTACTTTTGGGTTTATACAAACCATTTGAAATTCGTCCGTACCAATAACAAACATTCTTTCTGATACCCCACATTGATTGGCAGATAGTCCAATACCACCATATAATTTCATGGTCATCTTCATTCTCTTTGCCAACATTACCATACTTGGACTGGGAAATCCACCTTTATATTCTGGCATTACAGTAAGTAACATTGGATAATCTTCACCAAACAGTGGTAATGGATCGATCTTTTCGGTTGTTTGTATGCCTGCTGCGGTATCAATCGTTAATATCTCACTCATAATTACACCATCCTTTTGCAGATGTTTCTGCTTCTAATTTATTATCAAAATATTTTTCATCTTGAAACTCAGTAAATATATCATACATCCATACTCTATATCCACCAAGTGTTCTTGGATAAATTTTAGCAATTCTATTTCCACTTTGATATTCACTCATTTTACTATCCTTGAAAAATTCTTTACCTTATCAAACCGAATTGTATTTGCAAATTTGTCTTGAAGTATATCACCCTTGTGACTAATAACAAATAGGTTTACATCTTCAAGACCATGTAGTATCTTCATCAATTCTTCTGTACCTGTAGTATCTAAAGACGAATCAAACACTTCATCAAGTATTAACAGATTGGTACTGGATGAGTTCTTTAGCTTGGCAACTGCACGCCATGTCAACATCAATGCCATATCAATACGTTGTTTCTCACCTTCAGAGAAGTTATGGTAACTAAAGTCATCACGGTGTCTAGACTTAATTGTTTCTTTAAACGACTCATCAAGGTTGAAGTTGACAAAGAAGTCTAATGATGCAAGATACTTATTGACTAACTTGTTTATGATTGGTAAGTATTGCTTGATGATCTTAGTCTTGATACCTGAATCTCGAAGCAAAGATGCCGCAGTATCATAATAAGATTTCTCTTCAATCAAATTTCTTAGATCATTTTCTGTTGTTGTTATCTGTTCTTTTAATATCACCAATTCATTTGTATCAGCATCTTCTTGAATGGTGTTTAAGTCTGCAATTTGCTTTTCAAGTTTTGCAATTACTGATTCTAGTCCTGTTTTGCCAGTTTGTTTTGTTGCAAGTTCAATTCTTACAGTGTGTAATTTTTGTTCTTCTGAGCGTAGAGTTGCCAACAAAGTTTCATGTTCTGATATCTTTGTTTGAAGTTCTGTTAGACCTGTGGTAAGTTCCTGTTCTTTTGATAATAGTTCGCCCAAGTGCCCTTGCTTAAACTCCATGGTAATGGCCTGCCTACACGTTGGGCAATCAGCATTGTGTTCATAGAAGCTTCTATCTGTTCCCACTTCGGATATCTTGCTTTCAATTTTAGATTCAATTTTTTTAAGCGCAGTAATCTTTTTTTCATTTTCAGGAATTTTCTTGCAGACTTCGGTATATACTTCTTTCTGTCGCTCCAGATCGTCAATGTCTCTATGTAAGGTGCGTATGGTTTCTCTGCAACTTTGTATCTCACTCTCATATTCTTTTACCTTTGCGTCTTTATCTTCATTAAGTTTATCTTGATACTCTTTCTTCAACTGATACCGTTGTTTGATTAATTCTATTTCACTTTTCTTGAGTGTAGTGTTCTCTTTGTTGATGCTCATTCTTTCTTTTACCAAACTATTCATAGTAGAAAAAATTTGAATGTCTAACAAGTCCTCAATAATAGAACGACGATCTGATGCCGATAACTGCATGAATGGCACAAATGATGCCGAACCAAGAATAACAATCTGAGTGAATGATTTATAGTTTAGTTTGATAATAAATCGTTCTAAGTATTCTTGATAGTCTCTTGATGCAGCATCTTGATTGACTAGAATACCATCTTGGTATATTTCAAAGATATTTGGTTTGATACCACGAACTATCTTATACTGTTTATTACCTACACTAAACTCAACCTCAACTACACAATCTTTACCATTGATTGAGTTCAGTAGATTAGGTTTGTTTACATTACGAAATGGTTTGCCAAATAGAGCAAAGCATAACGCATCCAACATGGTTGATTTACCAGAACCATTTTTACCAATAATCAAACTATTAGTATTGGCATTCAGTTGTATTTCGGAAAAGTAGTTACCAGTTGAAAGAAGATTCTTCCAACGCAAAGTTTTAAATAGTATCATTCAGTTTCGGTATTAAGTGCTTCAACATAAAGTTCACGCATAAGACCTTTAAGTTTATCACTTTCTACATTCAATGTCAAGTTATCAATGTATTTGGAAAGAATTGTCATCGTATCTTCCGCTTGGTTAATCAAGTCTTGGTCAGAATCAATAGTCAAATCAGTAAAATCTTCAACGATGGAAATGTCAGCAGCACCTACTTTGTATAGATTATCAATTACCATATCAAATATAAATGGATTATTTTTGTTTACTACCACAACTTTGACATATGCACCTTCATACACAGAGTAGTCAAATGTTCGGTATTGTTGTGCCATGTTTTCTAATGAATCATCATAATTTATTTTGAAGAACATGCGATATGGATTCTTGATAAATTCCATTTCACGTGTGTCAGTATCAAAGATATGAAATCCTCTTGGATCATTATAATCAATCCAAGTCATTTCATTTGGTGTACCAACGTAGAAGATGTGACCATCATTTGACTTGTGATGAAAATGTCCACTTAAAACGATATCGTATTTTGATAGTTTATCTTTTTTAAGTCCACCTTCATGCACATTTACTGCATCCATTTTAAATCCATCAATTTCAAAATGACCAAAACAGATTTCTGATTTACTTTGTTTTATCTTGTCAAGGATTTCAACTTCATTATCATCACATATCCAAGGTATGATATCAACATCAATCCCGTCAAAGTTAAATGTAGTAAAAGAATCACATACAGTAACGTTATCATACTCGTTTAGAAGTAATTGTGATGAGTTAACCTGTAAGGTGTTTTTGAATGCGACATCATGGTTTCCCAACAGTGTAATGAACTGTATACCATATTCTTGTAATTTCTCGAAGAAATATTTACGGCACAGATACAGTGAGTTGAAGTTAATAAACTTCCTACGGTCGAAAAGATCACCAAGTTGTACAACGGTAGTAACATTGTGATCCTTTAGATAAGGGAAAAATACGTTCGTATAGAACTTCTCCACGTATTTATGGAAATCTAAAGAGTCACCTCTCATTCCGAAATGAGTATCGCCAAGTATGCATATTTTCATATTAAATTAAATCAACAAATGTTGCTGGGTTTTCTTCTATTAATTTTTTTCTTTGTAAATCTTGAATAATACCTTTTTCTATTTTATCAATTGCAGAATAAACAGTTCCAACACCAATTCGTAATTTTCTTGCAATGGCTTTGATACCCATACCGTCATCTCTCATAGTTTCAATTCTCTCATAAATATCAAAATTAAGTTTAGTAGGTCGTCCTATCGTAACACCATTCTCCTTTGCTCGTAATTGGCCTTCTTTAATTAAAGTTCCTAATTTTGCTTTTTGAAACTTGACAATACCATGAAGTATATTATGGTGAAAAGAGCAGACGGTTAATTCACCATCATCAGAAATTATTCCTTGATCGAATAGAAAAGCAAAAACTTCCATCGAGTCACATTCTTTTAATGGCTTATTACCATCATACCTCTTTATTTTTTTCCTACTAATACCTGTAAGTATTACAGGTTCAATATGATGCTGTTGAAGGTCTGTAGTAATTCCACAAACTGCACAAAATTCTAATTTCATAATAATATTAATCTCAAAAATTACTATTCTACATCATCTTGTAAGAAAGATTCAAGCCCTTCCGACTTCTTTGCCTTTTTCTTTTTCTTATTCTCTTCAAAATTAAAGATGAATTCGGAAATATTGTCATACAGTTCAAACTGTTTCATGTTACCATTTTCATCTTCAAACATCTCACCTTCATCAAGTAACCCAAACTGTTGAGTAGCTTTATACTTTACATATAATTGTTTCTTTTCTTTCATAATTCTACGAAGGAAAGCGTAGTAAATTATCTGAGTAAAGTATGCAAATGGGTTCTTTGATTTGTCTGGATCAAAATTACGAAAATACATGATGCAATTCTCTACACCATCAGAAATCATCTCATCACGATAAGTATATGAGATAAAGTTTGGTTTGCGGGATAGATGTTCAGCAATTTTTAGAAAACATTCACCAATATAATTTGGTACTTTTGGTTCAGGTTTATCATTCTTCTCTGCTTCTACACAATCACTTTTATATTTAATTAACGCAGCAAGAAAATCGGCATTATTAACGTAGTGGTTATTGGTTGCCATTTTATTCTTTAGCCTCAACTTTTGGAAAATATGTAATGTACCTATCTCGACTATCAACTCTACGGTCTTTAATTCTTTTTACAATCTCATTGAAGAAATTCCAAGCCAATGGAACAAAACAAATTGGTTCTTGTATTTCATCAAGTTTAGAAATAGGAGTAATTGGAATATTTAAACCAGGCGTATATTGATTTTGTTTCAGTGGATTATCGTCAATAATAAAATCCAATTCTACTTTCACATAGTTCAATAAAGTCATACCTTTAGCGGCAGCACCATAGCCAACTAGTTTATAACCTTTTGATTTAAATTCATCACATACAGTTATAAATTCATCTTTAATTTTTGTTACACCATCAGCCCACTTATCATATGTTGCCGAACTCTGTAGTTTTGATTCCATTGCAACTAGATTAACAATGTTTTCTGGACGTTTGCGATATGGACTCAACACGAATACATAACTGGTACCATGAATAGGTGTTTTGATAACATCCACTAAGTTCCAACCAGAACGTTCAGCCAATCTTTTCATTGATTGAATATTATAAAAACTAATGTGTTCATGATATATGGTATCAAACTCACCGTTCAATACCATATCCGCTTGACTGGTTTGAATAAAGAATAATCCTCCTTCTTTCATTAGAGGATGAAGGAGTTGTAAATATTTATGTGGATCGGGAATATGTGCAAATGCGTTTTGTGAGACTACAATATCAAATTTAGTGTCTTTCAATTCTGTAACACTTTTCTCATCCCAAAATCCACAAACAACATTATGGCCTTTTTTAGAACTTGTTTCAAATAGATTCTCGGCAGGATCAACACCAAATGTATTCAACCCCAAGTTTGCAAATGCATCCAACTGTGTTCCATCATTACAGCCAATATCAAGAACATCTCCTTGCCAACAATTTGTATATTCTCTGGTCCAATCAGCAAACCATGACATATATTCTACATAAGTTTTAGTTGTACCACTCACGTAAGCATAATTCTTATAGATGAGTTCTGGATTAACTATATGAGTTAATTGTAAATGGTCGCAATCCTCACATCGATTAATTGCCAAAGGATATTCATCCTGCACTTCATTAGTCGGCTTAAAAGAATTTGCTAATGGTTGTTCACCCAAGTTAAGAGTGAATTTTAAATTACTCGAACCACAGGCTATACACTGATTGACAGGTTTCATTTGGTCATTCATATTATTCTCCACTCAGTTCAATCCATTCTGGATTAGCGATTGACCACTCAACAACTTCTTTAATACGGTCATCGAATGAATATTTCGGTTCCCATCCCAACTGACGCATGAAGTCTCCAGATAAAGCATAACGAAGGTCGTGTCCAGGACGTGATGTATGGAAGTCTACCATTTCATATTTCAATTCTTTATTCTGCGCCGTCGCAATTGCTGTAACAAGTCTAAGATTATCAGTTTCTTCTTTACCAACAACATTGAACTTGGGACACTTAGCACCACCATAGTCTGGTGTATAAATTATTTTTTTCTGATCTTCATTTAGATGTAATAAGAAATACATTGCTTCTGCAACGTCTTTAGCATGAATGTAAAACCGTGAACCAGGAACAGTCTTTGATGGGTCTGAATGAATGTAAATAGTTTGACCATCACGAACTTTACGAATGCTCATTGGAATAAACTTTTCTGGGTGTTGACGCTCACCAAATACGTTCATTGTATGTGTAATGAAAATAGGAAGTTTATAAGTATTTTCATATGCTACACAGAATTCTTCAGCCGCTGCTTTAGATGCAGAGTATGGGTTTGTTGAATTATAACGATCACGTTCTGAATACGCCACATCATTTGGAGCAATACCAAAAATCTCATCTGTTGAGAAATAAATTAGACGTTCAAGATTTTTTAATTTACGGGCAAAGTTAAGAACGTTCACTGTACCCACAGTGTTATCCATTAAGAATTCCATAGGATATGTAATAGAACGATCAACATGTGAAGATGCGGCAAGATGTAAAATAATATCTACATCACCAATAAGATTTTGTGTTAAGTCTTGTATTTCAGATTTCAAATCGTGCCATACAATTTTAACTCTTTTACGAACTTCTGGTGGGTATTTACCCACAACATCATTTAAACGATTTAGATTACCAGAATAATCTAACCTATCCAACGACACAATTGTCCAGTCTGTTTTTTTCAAAAACAAATCAATAATGTGATGTCCGATAAAACCAGCACCACCTGTAATAAGAACACGTTTAGACATTATATACCTTTCAATTATTTTTGAGAATATTTTGTATTATATACGGAAGCAGACTGTGTTACCGATGCTCGTTTTTGAATAAGTTCCGTAATCAACTTATCATTTTTTTGTTCTTCTCTTGGAGCAAATAACGCACGACCACGATCTTCTGTTATTGCAGGAGCAGCACAAAGAAAATAAGCAGCGATAGATTTGCGATAGATACCTTCTGGGCAAAGTATAGTATTCGGAAGGCCATGCCAAGAATTCTGAGTAGTATCAAATATTATAGCACGATTAAATTTATTTTCAATAACTTTTACAAGTTCTTTGGGTTGTTTTGTCTTATCATCATGTGACCAGAATTCAAGACCACCATTCCATGATGGCTGCCAATCTTGAGTCATGTAAACAATTATATTAAGTTTTCTTTGTAGATTTAATTTAGGATGCACATTATAGTCAAGGTGGATGTTATTGTTACCACCACGCCCATGCATGTGCCATCCGCCACCATTAAGGCCAGAATCAAAAACTAAATCTTCTCTGTTCACCAAATATCTCATGTTCTGTAAGAAACTTTCTCTACCAAAAAGAGAAAATGCTCGATAGGTTGTCGCTGGAAATTTATCCCAACGATTCATAGTTTTTTTAATTTCTAATGGACTATTATGATCATTCAATTCACCATCATTAAAATCTGGAAACTCTTCAGAAATTTTATCGGCTACTTCTGGAATAAAGAAGTTGTCGATTACAACATGATTGAATGGCTCGGACGATGTAAATCTATCTACAATCTCATCCCAATTTAAATCTCTTAACATCACTATCTCCAATTTCAATTTTTAAATGCTTTTCATATTCTATCATTTTTTGATTATATAAGTCAACATAAAATTTATGGGAACTACCAAATAATCGCTCATAGTTAGGAGATTCAATTGGGTACTTCTTAATTTTTATGTTTCGATTAAACATTGTGTGTATAGAAAACAATCTTTCTATAACAAAGATAAAACCAGGTAACATTGCGCCGTTATAAGGTATTTTTTTATCATACATATAATACTTCATTTCGGTATCCGTTTCAATGATGTTTAAACATTCATCGACAAACGCAATAAAACTCTTCCAAAATTTATTATTACCTACATGATAATTGCATGTAGCAAAATCTTGTGGGTGATAAACAAAATTTCTTACATTAGCATCTATGCCTAGTCTTGGAAATAATCTATCACAGAAATCAATCATACCAGGAACCCATATGTCACCTTGAGTCCATAAATTTAAGTGAGTGGCAGACACATCTAAAAATGGGTCAAGGTGATATACATCATAACCAGGATTGTCTAATATCCAATCTCTAAACTCTTTCATTTCAAGTTTAGTTTTATCGTACCATCTCCACGACAACAAACCCCAATAATCGTCTTGATTTTTGGAATGTTTCTCGTACAAATTTTTTATAAAAGGATACTCACGAAGTGTTGGATTAAGATTTGCAAGATTATCATATGGAACACAAATTGGATCCAAATGTTTCATCTGTTCAACATCATAATATGCTTGATACAAAAATAAATTCATGACAAAATAGTCCTCAAATTAGTGTAGTGTCCTGTTCTTCACTTCTTCTACAAATTGAATTAAATCTTCCATACTATATTCTTCAACATCACCTTCACCTTCACCTGATTGATCTTTCAAAAGTCCTGCAATCATATCTTCAGACTTTTCCATCTCAAGCATGGTTTTGATTACAAGATTTTCATAATATTCTATCATAGATTCTTTTGGATCAATAATAGTAATGATGTCCGAATTATATATTAAAGCATTATTATCTTTAATTAATTCTACTGGTAACCACGGCATCATCATCATTACAGTTTGCCCTGTAGGCATACGGCGATAGATCAATCTCATTGGGTCTTCCAGAAGAACTGTTTCTTCTTGTTCTTCACCTATCATAGATGCCATAATATCTTCGCCAGTTTGCATTCTTATAATTTTTACGTTATGCATTCTTGACCTCTATAGTGTAAAACTTATATTTGAACTTTTCTTCATCGTATATCTTAACACGTTCCTGTAGATGAAGCAAGGTAAAATTAACATGTTTGCCTATACGAAAATCGTCTGCTATATCATACAGAACTGCTTCAGTTTTATTCTTACCTATTCTAAGACCACGACCTATTGACTGTAAATTTCTTACTCTTGATTTGCTTGGAGAAGCAAATACGACATTATGCAAATGCCGTATATTAATGCCGGTACTAAAAGTGCCGTAAGAGGCAACAATGATTGCATCATTTTGTTTTTCTGTAATCTCACGAACTTGTTCACGGACTTCAACGTCTGTTCCACCATACACAAAGAAAACATGGCGATCACCAGCTTTTTCTTTAATAAGTTTGTGTAATATCTTTCCATGTTTTTCTACCAAATTAAATAATACAAGTGAGTTACCTTCTAATGATAGTACCAAGTTTCGGATAAATTCATTTCGTGCATTACTACCAACTATGTAGTTTATCTCACTTTGATAGTCCCAACCACGTGATAGTTTACATACTTCTTCTGGATATTTTAATACTAAACATTTGATTTTAAAATCTGCTAACTGTTTATTCTCAATCAGTTCGGCAGTGGTAGTAGATTGATATAATGGACCAAACAAACCTTCTAATACCAACTTATGTGTTTGTGTACCGTCTACTGTACCTGTACAACCAATTCTATATTTTGCCTTAGTCAAACCAGTCATGATAGTTGTTAATGACTTCGCTTTAAACTGATGTGCTTCATCACCTAAAACAAAATCAAACTGTTCAAAGTATTCTGGTGGGTTCTTATAGATTGATTGCCACGTGGTAATTGTTAAAAACTTATCTGTTACTTTGTCTTTACCTGAGTATTGACGGTGACAATTATTTTCTGAATCGTATCCATATGTTTTAAAATCGGAATACATTTGTTCTACCAATGATGTAGTAGGAACAATCAATAAACCTTTTTTGTATTCCTTAGACTGCAAGTACCTTAATATAAGGTATTGTATTAAAGACTTACCTGAACCTGTTGGTGATAGTAAAAGCATTCTTCTATTTCTTACGGCAGTAATGAATGCTTTTACTTGATGTTCTCTTACACCTTCTGTTATAATGCTGGTGTCCAATTGAAGTTGATCTATAAATTCCTTAGCCTCAGTGACAGAAAAGTTCTCAGTAATACTCACCGTAGTATCAATCTCTAGTTTATAGTCTCTCTCTTTGCAAAACTTCTGTATATACGGTACAAGACCATGATACACGGTATTTGTACGTAGGTCTGCAAGTCTTATTTTACCATCCCACAATCTGTTTTTGTATGCTGGCATAAATTGATAACCAGGAACATAGAATGTAAAGTAGTCTGCTAATTCTTGAGCAAGACTTTTCTCACATGCAAAACGAATAAAGGCTTCATTCTGTTTATAGAGAACTAAATCATTCATCTAAAACTTCTTCCCAAGTGCTATCACCTTTCTTACGAATGGCAACAATAAAGTTTAGATGTTCTGGTATACCACCTATACACCATTGGTCTGGATGCATACACATCACTACATTTTTATTGCGTATTGTACTGAAGTAAATAAAATATATTTGATTAAATCCTGGATTAAAACTACAATCAGACTCATGAACAATATGAGTAACATCTAATCTACGCATCAACGATTCTGCTTGTTTGCGTAGAACATCAACTTGTTCCATAATACGTTCATACTCTTGTTTGGCATGTAGTTTTGCTACATTTAAACTTTTATCTTTTTCTTCTTTGACGGCAACAGGTGCAAAGACTGGAGCACCTACCTCCATTGGATATTTTTTGCTATGATGTTGCATTAAGTCTTTACTTGGATCAATTCTCATTATATACCTTGTATAAATTTTTCCCAATCAATGAACGATCTAAGTTGAAACGTTCTAGAGTTAAGTTCTTTTAATATAGCATTACATACTTCAACAACTTCTTCATTCAGCATTTTATTTGCCAGATACTTATTAATATCCTCATCTGCATCCAAGTATGTAGTGATGTCGGATTTGAGTGTGAATGGAAATGGTTCCCAACCATACTTCTTCAAGTCATCATCATCTAATTTACCTGTGTAATATTCCCATTTGAGTTTCTTCATTCGGTTATATTTGAACTCAGCATCTTTCACCATCAATCTATGTTGTGATAGAATGTTGAGATACTTACTGTGAAGTTTGGGAATATCTATTAGTGCTTTACCTGGTTCAGTACGATCTATGTTAGAATCGTCTGTCCACATCTTCAATACATCATCAAGTTTGCTCATGGTTTATCTCCTCTTTAGGAGTATATCACATCTAAATCAATTTTTCAATATTAAAATAGGTAAATCTGAATGTGGCATCAGAAGTAATAATAGTCTCTGGTGTATCAGTAGCAGACATCATGAATCCACCTAGAGCAATAGGAAACATATTGATAAAGTTAATTTTAAAATAAGGTTTGTTTGCAGCAGAAAGAATAGTTACCGAACCATCGGCATATTGAGGTGTTTTAGAATCAGCTGTAGTGGTGAATTTATTTAATTGACCTAATCTAGTATACTCTTCAAATGATGTGGGAAATGTCATAGCACGGAGCCAATCGTGTATCTCTAACCAGCCAGTCATCTCTTGATCAACTAGAAAAGTAACATTCAACGTATCATAGATTGCTTTTTCACCTGGTGCATACAATTCAACAAATGGATTATTGATAGGTATTTCAGATGTAGAAAGACCTGGTAATGTTACAGTTTGGCAAAAGTATTGAAGGTTGGGTGCTCTTGATAAGTTCA